CCTATTAAATGCCAATAGAGACGACCTTTTATTTGTTATTCATTTATTAAAACTAAAATCCATATTTCATTTCAAACGAAAATATATAAATTTTAACAATCGATAACCACAATACTTCTATTGTAATTGTTTAACGATTTCTCGATTAAAATCATCTAAATCGTCTGGTACTCGACTTGTTACAATATTGTTGTCTACAACTACTGACTCATCAACTACATGTGCGCCTGCATTTGATAAATCTTTGCGTACATTTAATACTGCTGTTAACGTACGACCTTTTAAATCGTCTGTATCTATTAGTATTTGTGGCCCATGACAAATGGCAAATGTTGGTACATCATTTTTAGTAAAGTATTTAGCAAATGTGCCATATCGACCTTCTGTATCTCCACGTAAATGATCTGGTGAAAATCCTCCAGGAATTAATAATGCATCATAATCTTCTGGTTTAGCTTCTGCAATGCCTACATCGACAGTAACTTTTTCACCGTGTTTACCAACAACTTCACTATTTGCAGTATCTCCAATCACTACAGTATTAAAGCCTGCATTCTCTAATGCCTCTTTAGGGCTTGAATATTCTATATCTTCAAATTCGTTTGCTAGAATAATTGCTACTTTTTTAGTCATTGAAAATCACCTTTCTATATATCATTGATATAATTACTATAGACAAGTAAATCAGTGATTAAACATACAAGATATAAAAAATATTAAGCGACTGTCGCGATATCTAACCCTAACACATCTTATGTGGCATTTACTTAGATACTAATTTAACCTTTTCTTCAAGCTGATCTAACAATCCAATCCATTCATCTATATCTTCAACACGTACTTCATCAGGATTTACATGATCGATATCCTCAATAAACTTATTTAAACGCGCTTTTATCTGTTCGATTGTTTGTTGTTCATTCATAAAAAGTTAACTCCTTTTATTTTGTTTTCTTTTTCATTATTATCCTAACAGAAATTGCGTTAAAGCGATATAATCTTAGCTATATTTATGACATTCAAATTATTTTGACTTTTAAAAATCCCCTTTTCAATTAACTAAAATTAAGAGATAATTTGTTACGAGTGATAATACGAAGTGGTATCATACCGATATGAACCAAATAGAAAGAAGGAAGTTTAAGACGATGAATAGCGTCAAATTGAAGCAACCTGTTAGCATTTACAATGATCCATGGGAAGTGAAATTTATATACATTTAAATTTCATGAGACAATAAACGTTGATTTAATGCGTTTTTTGCCTTTTTTATTTTCCTTATTTTTTCTGTTTTACAACAAAATGGTATCAAAAATGGTATCATTTGTAGTTATTTTAGCTTCACATATTAAAACAACCACACTCCTAAATTAATAGGTGGTGTGGTTTTGTTGATTGTAAAGGAATAAAAATAACCGCATCAATAAAGATACGGTTAAACAATACACTTTTAATTTAATTTCATTATTTGATTCGTAAAATAGCCATACATAAGTTATTTTGCGTCCTGTAATCAGTCAGTTCTCGAAAACCAAACCTCTTATACAAGTCTCTTAATTTATCTACATCTTCATATTCCAAATATGCAAACGAACCACCGGTTAGCTCTTGTGCTTCTAGAATAGTCTGATAAGCTAATTCTAATAATTTGTATCCTGTTATCTCTTTTGTCTTCAAAGCATCTTCCTTAAAGTTTTTACCTATTTGCCCTATTAAATAACAAGTTAGTTCGATATCCCCAGTCATTTTATCTTTTTTTGAAGCTTTATGCTTTAATTGACCCTTGATTTTACTTGAATATTTATCCAACTGTCTTTTTGTAAATCTCAGTGAATTTATACCTATTGCATAATAACCAACTAAAACTTTTGCACCTTTATAACTACTATATACTAAATGTGTTTTAGAAAAATCATTTTTATCATAGTAAATCGCTTTGTTTTTGAGAAAATCTTCTACTTCATGAGCTTCATTCTTACCAGAAAAATCTTTAGATTCAAATTGATCTAGTAATAATTGAACCTCTTTTTCTGTAAAATTCCTCAATAATGTCGATAACGAAACAACTTCTAAACTCATTTAACCTTTACTTTACTCATAAAATTTTGTAATTCTTCTGTTGTTTTTAAACGTTGAGCAAAAACATTAGGTCTATTGACTTGGGCATCTTCACTTTTATTCATGGCATTCACTAATTTTTCAGCTGCTTTGTTATTAAATTTATAATCTGTAGTAAAACTTTTTGTAGCCATACTACTCACTTCCTCGTTTTCATCATTTGTCTATCGGGTATACCTTGTACACCTTGTCTACCTGTTTAAAATGTATCATGAAAGTATATTTTCGACAATAGATTCGATAAAATTTCTTTAGTATCTATGATTTTACTCTTAAATTTATTTTTTTCCTAATAACATAAAAAAACAACCACCCAGTAACTAGTATGAGTGGTGTAGCGACTGTAACAACTCTATGTTATCAAGATATATGTATCGAGTGATGACAAGGAAGATGTCTCCTGTGAGACCAACAGCCAGATATATGGCCTCTGCCGGGCTATATAGTTCACTCCTACTATATACGCATGTAATTATAACATAAAAAAAATAGGCAAGTACCGAAGTACCTGCCTGTTATCTACATTTAAATCTTGAGAGAAATGTTAAAAAGTTCTAGTAAAATAATAGCACATTTTATCTTTAAATGTAAATAGAAAGCAGGTATGTAACGCACCTGCTTAAATAGACATGACTATGTCATTCTAACTGATTTCTCCCCATAAGTCACCTAATATCTGATTAGGTGGGGCAGAACCATTCCATGTTCTAATAGGCAAGTAATAACGTTGCCCCTCCCATGTATATCCTACCCAAACATGACCATCTTGTAACATCACTTCTGTATAATCACAATACCCACCAGGTTGGAACTGATAACCCACTGGACAAGATAAGAATGGCCCCACTTTTCTTACTGTGATTGGTTGATTGCCGTTTGTGAATCTAGCACTTTCTTCCATGTAGTAAGTACCATATTTATTACGTTTCCATGCACTTGCAACTGGTTTAACTGTATTACTTGAAGCGCTTGACTCATTAGAGACAGTGGCAACCGGTATTTTACCATCCATGTACGCCCTAATCTGCTTGATAAAGTAGTCTTTAAGTTGCAACCGCTTGTCTTCTGGCAATAGACCGCGAGTTACTGGGTCAAAACCAGTGTGTAAAACCGAACTTCTATGAGGGCATGATGTTGAAGTAAATTCATTGTGCAATCTGATTGTATTTCTGTTTGCTGGTAATCCCCATTTTTTCAACAATCTAGCGCATTCTTGGAAAGTTGCCTGTTCATTTTTTAAGAATGTCGCGTTATCTGCGCCCATTGATTGACATACTTCAATACCGTAATAATATTTATTACCTATTTGATTAGCGGTATGCCAACCTACTTGTGATTCATCTAAGGCTTGCCAAACTGTGTTGCCTGATACGTAACTATGCGCAATGCCCGCTTCTAATCTTGATAAAGGTGCATTTACTAATCCGTTTCGATACGCTTCTGCTGTCGCCCCTTTGCTTCCTGCGTCGTTATGAATAACTATACCTTTAGGGTTACTACCACGCTTAGGTAGGTCATAACCTTTAACCACATCTTTGATGATTTTAAGTTCTACTGCTTTAGGTTGTGGCTTAGCTGTTTCTTTTTTAGGTGCTTGTGTAGGAGATTGAACTGATCGTGGAGCTGTCTCACTTTTAAAATTCGGACGGATAAACCACATAGGGAAATCATAAGCATGTTGTCGTCTTGTAACTTTTTCCCAACCCCAGCCGGGTTGTTCGATTCCGTCAGTCCAGCCACCGCCTAGCCAATTCTGCTCATATACAATGATGTAATCTAAAGTTGCTTCAATTACCCATGCAACGTGACCATATCCAGCACCGTAGTTGCTACCGAATACAACCATGTCGCCAGGTTGTGCTAAGAAGTCCGGTGTATTTTGGTATACAGTAGCTAATCCGTCGAAGTTGTTAGCGAATGGAATATCTTTTGCGCCTAAACCTTTTAGGAGTAATCCGAACAAAACTTTCCAGCCAGCATTGGCATAGTCGAAACACTGAAATCCATACCATAAATCTGCATTAAATTGTTTTCCCTCAGAAGTTTTCAACCATTCTATAAACTCTTTTTTAGTTAATTTTGCTTGCATCGTCGCCACCTCCATGATGATACTCATTCACGTCAAAACCAACATCGTTAGAGGCGTCTGTAAACGGCTGTGATGTATCATATTCTTTCGGTGCTTTTGTACTTAATTCTGGCGTTAAATTACTGTCTTGAGATGTTTTCCAAGTAACCTGTTGTTCTTCTTTGCTACTATCTCTAGGCGCTTGATATGTCTGTGCTATAGATGAATCTGAGACGCCTTTTGACGTTGGGTCAGTAATAACGCCAATACCTGTAAGTAACGTGAGGATAGCGCCTATAATTGCGCTAGCTTGATTTAATTGAGTAGATAAATCTAATCCGAATAAATCCGTGACTTGCTTGATAAATAGCAACAATGCTCCAACTAAACCAGTTAGTACTGCTTTGTTTTTGAATCTCAATTTCCAGTTAATATCCATTTGTTTGCTCCTTTTATCCAAAATAAAAAACGACTAAAAAATTAGTCGTTTAAAATTATTCAATGGTCAATGTCGGAGATCCTGAATAAACATCACTTATAGTGACATACAACATCCCTGAAGGATTACTAAAGTTGATATTTTTACTTGCAACTCCGCTATTGACTCCTGATATTCCTAAATCACTTGAACCTAAATTAGTTTGCGAAACCCTCATTATACCGCTACGTACATTTTCTATTGTCACCTGATAACTTTTATTAGGTTCAACTCCATTTATTGTCCATTTTGCTGTTGAATCTTCTATGCTATCCGGATATTTATTTTTAGGTAAGGGTTTTATTACAAAAGATGAAGGCTTTTTCCATACTTGGATATTTCCAGCATATACTTTTGTATATTCTTCGCCTTCGTAAATAAGCTTCTTTACATTTTTAAAATTACCTTCCATAAAAATCACCCCTTAATTAAATAAAGTGTGTTAGGGTCTTTTTGATATATATAGTTATATTCATTTTCTGTTCCTGTCCAAATTTTAACCGTCGGTTGAGATGCGCTTTTTAGTTGATATAAATTATCCGCTTGTTGTTTAGTAAAAGCTTGAGATGACAAAACATACCGCTCGTCATGATTATGATTTTTTGGAGCATATAAATCATTTAGTGTTTGTTTGAATCTCTCAAAATCTTCTGTACTAACTTTTGAGCCAATCTGTTGCAATACGCTTTCTGAAATAGAGTTGTTTTGTATTGCTTCTGCTAATTCTCTTAATGTGTTCATAGATTCAGGCGCGCTATCAACTAGTTCAGCAATTTTTGTATCCGTATACGTTTTAGAGTCGTTGAGAGTTGTATCTTTGATTTTTTCAACTTCTTGCAATTTATCTTCTAACCCTTCAACATTTGCGATATTGATTTTGTCCAATAACTCAGGTTCTGCTTTGATATCTGTATCTTTACCATCAATTTGCCACATTTTAGTGTCAGGATTGATTGATACTACAGTACCGTTTTTACCGGGTGCGCCTTGTTCTCCTTTTTTACCTACTTCACCTTTTGCTCCAGGTTGTCCCGGTTCGCCTTTATCACCTTTCGCACCTTTAAATCTACTTTCATTCTTTTCGATGTAAGAAATGACATCTTTATCTATTTTCTCTTTAAAGTCTTTGCTCAATAAATCTGTCGCGTTATCTTTTAAAATTCTCGTAATAGCATCATCTACCAATTTAACATCGATTTCTTTTGCTACAGCAGATTCAATGCCACTATCAACGATATTGAAAGAAAAGTTCGCGACATGTATTTTTTCTTCTTCTTTCTCTAAAAACAGCTTACAACGAACATAACCAGCGTGTTTGATAACCTTTTTAGGTATCTTGTAGGTAATGAACCCTTTTACAACATCGTCGATAATAAGGGGCTCATTTTTGAATATAGAGCCATCTTCCATAAACAAATGCAATCTAGGTGTTAAGCCATGTGCTTTTAGATCGATACGACCTTGTTTGTCATTGATACCTATTCTTATAGATGCTGTATTTTCATCTTCAGTGTAAAATCGACAGCCAATGTCACCTAAGTCAACACCATTATTTTTTATTCTCGTTTCAACATCTTTTATTTTGTACATTTATACACCTCTTTATTTATATTTATCTCTTATAAAGTAGATACCTTTTAAGCCGATTTGTTTATATAGCTTAGCGATTGTACTAGCTTGATGTTGGCACCACTCTATAGCAGTAGCGTATTGGTGCGTAGCTGGATTCTTAGGATTCCATCTGATTCTGTACAGTGTATTCTGCCCTTTGTTGATGTAATCCTTTCTTACGAAGCTAGCACCGCCCATGATTGCTTTTGCTGGAGTTGTCCAACCTTTATTCTTAGCAAATTTCATTGCATAATCAGGGTCGTTGTCGAATGCACCAATACCGAAGTAATTATATGCACCGTATCTACCACTAGCGAAGTTACTTGTTCCGTATCCACTTTCTAAGAAAGCGTGCGCGATCAAATAGATTTCGTTAATGTTGTTTTTCTTACAGGCTTCTGCAAATGCTTTGCCTTGTCCGTCTAGCGTTCCTTTCCCTTTGAGTATCTTATTAAGCGCACTAACTGAAACGCCTTGATACTTGCCTAAATTAAGCATTTGATAGCATTGTGTGTTACTTTCCCATATTCGCTTAACATTCATTGCTGAGCTCGTTTGTGCTCGTGTTGCATTAGCCCAGCCCCATGTATGAGATTTTTTCGGGTTACCCCTAGACATTTGTCTATCCAGTGCTTGCTGGAACGTGAACGGACTTTTTTCAGTAACGATGCTTGGTTTTTCGTCTGATGCAGTGGGTCCTCTTGTTGACGCACTGTCAACCGATGTTTTATCACTAATTCTTATTGTTGTTTTTGTAGTTACTTCTTTAATATTTTCTCGTTTTAATATATCTCGTTTGATGTACGTCTCAAGCATTTTCTTTTTGACTTGCTCATACTTTGCGTCATCCGGTATACCTTGCTTAATCAAGTCGTAATTAATTAAATCTTTCATACTACGCCAAATATTAGGGTCTACCTTTAACGTCGTTTCAGATAATTCTTTATCTGTTCCTGACAACAACCATACACCCCGTATTAAAGCTTGTATTTGGTTCATTAAGAATTGACGCTTACTATCTGTTTGACCACCACATACTTCAATAACTAGCCAATTAGGGTGACGCGGGTCATCAAAATTGGTTGGTCTAGCAAGCCATGTAGCCTCTCTATCGACATATAAATGCGGTATTTCATAATCGCTTATAAACTTATTTCTTTGCGTATACAGTTCGTCTACAGAACGCATATGCATTGATTCTTTTATATATAATCCTTGAATATCTAAGCGTTCATCACCCATTACAACTATATGATCAATGAAATGCTCTTCTTTATCTAAAACATTGCTGTAAGCAGTGTATTTTACTGTTTTAACTTCTTTAAATTGCGGTTTCTTCGCTTCGCCAGTAATTGTTGAGTCATTGGCTTTTGATGCTGAACTTGTATCAGTACTACTAGGTTTGCTAGTATCTTTTGAGTATGGAGGTCTGACAAAGCCTGTAACACTGACATAAGGGTGTCTTACTAAACTTCCCGGAGAACCTGTCCAACTATTAGAATTAACCCAGTTTTGGTCAACGCTATAAAAATAACTTTTATTAGATGGCCCTACTACTATTGCGGTGTGTCCGTCCGAACCTATTCCGTTGCCAGGGTGCCAAACTGCAATGTCTCCAGGTTCCGGTATAAATCCAGATGAATAACGATAGAATCGGAAACCCTTAGGATATCTGTAATTAGCCATATCCTTAGCATTGCCCCATGTTACAAAACCCCAATATCTTTTAAAAATAAAGTTAGGTGTATCCCAACATTGCGTTTGTATTTAATTTAACGTCTTTCCCTGTATTGATTTCTCAACGCGCTTGTATAACGTTAAACCGCTCTATAAAAAGAGCCTCATGCTTTCACATGAGACTAGACTATATCTTAATATTCATTTTTAGCTTTTTTATACGCTAAATACGCTTCTTCTGCAGTTTCGTAAACACCTAAGTATATAAATTTTTTGTTTTTGTACAATTGAGCTTGATACTTATTTATTTTAGGTTTAAAAGTGACACCAGTATATCCTGTTTTATTGTGATATTTCCTGCGATTATTTGAGTTTTCTTTATGGCTTACCCATCGACAATTTGAAGGTTTATAATCATCGTCATTATCAATTCTATCTAGTTCAGCACCTTTGAAAGGCACATCTCCCATATCTTTATAGAATTGCATAAAGTCATCTTTCCATTCATCACAAACCTTTATTCCCCTACCACCATACGCATTATAAAAATCATAATTATGATTATAGCATCTTTGTTTCATGGCTTTCCATTTATGATAAATTAAAGTGCCTGTCATTCCGTGTTTTTTATGATGGTTATCTTTCGCTAGACAACCACAACTTTTAGAATACCCGTTTTTCACTGCAGTACCGATCATAATTTTTTCATTACCACATCTTGTACATAAGCATTTATATAACTTCTTTTTATGTTTATTTCTACCATAAAATTCCAATACTTTTAAATAATTAAACTGCATACCCACAATGTCCATTTGACCACTCCTCGTTAATCGTCAAAAACATTGTATCACATATGAATATTTAATGCACTGTCTACAAATTTGTAGCACTTAGTCGTTGAACGTTCCTCTACTGTTACCATAGAGGCTTCGCTGCTGATTGCCCAATTCTTAATATTTTTTAACATTCACGCTTATCGTTGCCAATTACGTTGTAGTTATTAAGACTCTAAGGGTGTTCCAGCAATTCACATTATTTTTTTACGTGGAACCCTTAATTAAGCACCACGATAATTATCTATATTAATCCTCTTACCAATATTCGACTTCGCCCACTCTACTACTTCACTAGCTGTAGGTTTTCTGTTTTTCGGATTAGGTAATCCCATGTATGCACCTCATTTCAATCAAAATAAAAAGCCAGTGCCGAAGCACTGACTCTTAACTGTTATTTACATTTACCAAACCAGAAGCACGCCCAGAAGCTATATCCTAAAATCCCTTTAAGCATGGTAATCACCTCCTTTAAATACCAAAAATAGTTCTTAGTAAAGCTATGACAATCGTACTGAAGATAGTCCCTATCAAACCGAGAATCCACATTTTCATATCGCGTATATTTTTGTCGTTTTCTTTCTTATTTTTTTCGTCTATCTGTCTTTCCCTCTGGATAGCATCTAAAGTTTTATCTAATTTAATGTTAACTTGCTCTTGAGTTTTTTGACCTAATTTAATCTCATTGAGAGTGCTAAGCATTGTTTTATCATTCTCTTCTAATCTTCTAATTCGCCATTCATGTTCGTGCCGTTTGGTAAATCCAAACATTACGCCACCTACTTTGTGTTAAATTAAAAAGCCTCAAGCATTACACCTCTGACTTTTCATCTTTTGCCTCTGGATATTTTTCACCAGTGATCAATGCATATTCTTCTTTGTCGATTACACCCATGTCTACGTACCACTTAATTTGCTCATTTTTATAGCAACCCCACACATAAAAAGTTTTAATGTCTTTAAAAGTTGGATAAATCATCTTCATCATTTAAACGTCCCCCTCAGTATTTGTTTTGTTAGTTTTCAGTTCGGTCAACTGTTGTGTTAACATAGCGTTTTGTTGCGTCAATTGCATTGTCAACATGTTCACTTGCGTCATCTGCATTTGCATACTTGCAACCATTCCGCGAAGTTCCTCATCACTTAAATCTGACGCACTTTGTTGGTTTGATGCATTCGGTACGTCTTCTTTTTCGAAATTGCTATTGTATTTAATTTCGCCGTTAGTGAAAACAAACTTTCTAGGTTCGAACTCTTCTTTAAATTTAATAGGCACATTGTTATCATCTACATCTAAACTATTGCGTAAACCGCCAGTATTAACGAATCCGATAACTTCGTTTTTATCGTTTACTGTGATTTTCATTATTTCCACCCCATAATTTTAGTTATAGTAACTTTGTTGGCATTCGCTCCAGAACCTGATGTTTTACCTAAATCAAAGTACACATCGTTATCTATTCTTAAAGTAGTGCTACTTGTTTTGGATAGTAAGCACTCATAAATACCGCCACCGTTGCCGTCTGAGTCAACTACATTCGCTTTACTCAATTGAATCGCGTTAGGTAATGCGGTAAGTCCGAATCCCTCAATAACGCCACCTGGATAAGTTCCACTTACCAACAAAATAGAATAGTTTGTGTACGGTTCAGTTAGATTGATTGTTGTACCTACACCATTTGCGCCACCGTCGAACAATACCGTTGATTTATGTTCATTAGGAACTGTCCACTGTTGCTCAAGTCTGCCGTTTGTGATTGATCGTGTGTAAATCTTTTTAGAGTTATAAGGTGTGAAGTTAAATAGCTTGTTTGTATCATCTTTAACGAATACCGATAAATAACCCTCATAACTTTCAACACTACCTGGTAAATCCGGCACACTTGTTACGTAATAATTCCCAGCCCCCAATGCTTCTAAATTGCCTTTGGCGTTATATAAATTCTTTTGAATTGATTGACCGTTATGTTCTGTTAATTTATGTTGTTGCCAGCTCGTTGTTCCGAATTTATCATCTACATACTGCTTTGCTTGATTTAAAGCGTTGTTAGACGTTTCTTCAACAAATTGCTTAGTTAAGTCACCGTCATTCTTTTTATAAAATGGGTACCATGTACCGCTAATTTTATATTTTGTATATTCGTCGTTTGAATCATCTGGATACCATGTTGCACGTGCCGTACTATCATCAACAACATAAACAACTAACACACCAGATTTGCTTGATGTATAAGTTGATTCATCGAACGAAGAACCGTCATCAACACCATCTTGTCCAGGCTTCTCTAACGTGCCTATATCCGTCTTTTCTGGCGCATCTGTTGCATTAGTAATATGAATAATCCTAGATGTGTTAACTGCGCTTAAAACGCTATCTATGGACTGCTCAGACGATTCAATTGCTTTACCGTAATCATCTGTAAGTTTAGACTTTTGCCAATTTGTTGTTGAATTACCTTTAACAAGGTCAGCGCCATTGATTTGTTGTTCAACTTCGTTAACACGTTCAAAAATCGCTTGCTCTTTTTCAACTATTTTATCGACTTCAGCTGTAACAGCTTGTGTTGCACTAGTTTGCGTCGCAGTAATAGCTTGTATAGCTTCGTTTTGCTTGATTTCGATTTGTTGAATGCCTTTTGTCGCACTATCATTCACTTTTGCTATTAACGTTTGTGTATCAGCCATATTTTGCTTTAATTGGTTAAAGTCTTTACCGACAGCTTCGATAGTATCTTGAATAGATTTGATATAAACAAGCTTTGTTATACCATCAAACCCACTAACTAAATCATTTTCAATATTGAAGCTAAATTGACGTTCAACAACAACATTATTACTCCCGTTTTGTGTAAAGAATGCCTGAGCATGCACCTTGCCTGAATGTTTTAAAAATTCATTCGGTATCACATACTGCAAACGCCCATTAATTGCGTCTACTATCGTTAATTCGTCTGAAATATAAGCGCCTCTATCTACGTTATAATCATCGGTTTTTAACACGATAGATGTTTTAACATGTTCAGAACTTATAGATAACGGTCTGTTATTCTTAGTTACTGCAAAATTTAAAACACCAGTTCCTCTATCTGATTCATAGAAACTGATGTTTGTGTCAATAACCGGATTATATTGTGATGTTGTTTGTAACTCGATTAAGTTATCATCTTTCGAAAAATTATCTACTACCATTATTCAACCACCTTTCCCTCGAATAAACTCCATTTACCAACGCCACCAGTACCAAAGTTTCTAACTAAAAATTGATGTGCAGACGGGAAGTTATTACGTCTTAATACTTGTGTTGTGTTACCTGGTGTATTCGATTTTACTTCTAATATCCAACCTGCAATACCTTTAAAGTCTTTAGGAAAATCAGTAAATCGTTTTGATTCTTCAGTAGTGATATAGAAATCTAAACCAACGATTTTTAAATCTGATAATTTTGTAATATTCTTAGGGATATGTTCCCAATAACCGGCGTTTTGCGGACAGAAATTCCATGCTCCGTTGTTTTTCTTATTGAAAATGTCAATGACACGTTCGAATTTAAGCATATTTCTACCTGTGCTGTTTCTGGTAAGTACTTGTCTTAGAGCGCCATTATAGTGTCCAGGCAGTACATCAAAGAACCAACCTGCATCTCTAAACGCTTTCGGTAACGGGAAATCTAACGCATTTTGTGTGTCTTGCGTATAGATATAGTAATGACCAACTTCCGTAATATCACTTAGATATGCTGGGTTCTGTATTGGTAACGGTTTAACACGTCCACCTGAATCAGTCATCGATACTTGAGGTGCAATGTTTTTTAAGAATTGGTTAACACCTCTTTGGCCGATAGAATAAATTGAGTGATGTCTGTTATTACCAGGTCCAATAGTTACCCCTATTAAAAGTGCTTTACGTCCTGTTTCTAGATCGTAATACATATCTAGACCCTCAGCTTCTTGGAAGTCTCCTTTAAAGTTATTATTCACACCGCCAATATCGATACGTCGTTTAAATAACAATTCTTTTGTTTTTATATCGAAACCTTGTAAGTAGTTAGGGTTGGCTGTATTCGAATCACCTGTATACCAATATAAGATACCTGCATCATAAGTGATACCTTGCATAGGTTGTGTATCTGAAGTGTATTCCATAGGTATATCCATTTGATACAATACTTTGTCTATACCTTTATCAATATCGTCAGCACTTCTTACTTCAATGAAATTCAATGAATTCTTAGCTTGTCTTTCAGAAGCTTTATATTCACGTCTGAAAATCATTAAATTTTCTATAGGATTATAAATCGCTGACGTATATCTGTCGTTAAATATATTCGGCATGACATCTTGCATTTCATTACCATAAGTTATTTCTCCAGTTCTATATTGGAAACGTACAAACTTGTTGTTTTTGTTACTGTCCAATACAGCTGAATAAATCCATAATTCTCCATCAATGTATCTATACGCATTGTGTGTACCGTGACCGCCATTTTTAACAAGCAATCTATCAATAAATTGTCCGTTAGGCTTCAATCTAGATAACATGTAATGATTGCCTGGACGCGCTTGTGTCATATAAATAATTTTTGTTCTAGGGTCTATCCAAAATGATTGCATTACTGCGTTAGTATATGGCGATAAATCTGTGATGAATTCCGGTTCTTGCTCTTTTGGTTCGAATCGGTATTCTGTAGCTCGATATTCTTTATAGTGTTCATCTACAGCTTTCTCAACCTTTTTAGTGAAAGCATCTAGTGTTGAATAATCATGATACAAACGATCTTGCAATGTCTTATGACCATAACCTGTATTATCAATACGCGCGTCTTTTACTTCATTGATACCGTCGCCGTTATGGCCTAGAATCATATTGCTAAAACGGCCATTTAAATACGTTAAATAATCTTCAACACTGTCATTCAAGTATTTAATTTGTTTCGCTGAGTGTGCGTATATTTCTTCTTTTTGATGGTATATAAACATTTTCTCAAGTTTGCTCATACCTTCATCTAACAAGCGATAGTTATACTCATGTTGAGCAACTATTTTCCGACCTGTCATTGAATGTAAACTTGTAATTAATCCGTAAGCCATTGGTTGCCTCCTTTAGTCGTAAAAACTGTAATAATCCTTGATTAACTCGTACATAATAACCTCGTGACCTTTTTCGTTAGGGTGTAAGCCGTCCTCCATGCTCGCTTTCCTAAAAGCTGGATTGTATGGCTTAAAGTAATCTGTGTGATATGCGTCAAACACTGGTACATCTAACTCACTACAAGCTAATATTTGAGCGTTTACATAGTCCTCAAGTGTTAACCCTAGTTTGTTTTTGTCCGTGTCTTTACGGCGTATTGTTGTACCACTCATAGGGCATTGTCTTGTAGCTGTCATCACTAGTATTTTTGAATCTGGATTATTCTTTCTAATAACTTCAATTGCAGAACAAAAGGCACCGTAAAACGTTTTTGTATCCGTTTTATCAGTGCCTATCGGTACGCCTGCCCAATAACCGTGTAACCAGTCATCATCAGTGCCTTGTAATATGATTAGGTCTCCTCTTATTTGCTCTGCTTGTCTATAAATGCTGTTTTCTACCGCTTCTTTACCTATTGGAACTGTTGCCATTGTTGCGCCACCTCTTGCAAGATTAGTCGTTTTAGCTTTCAATTTCTTGCCTAACATTTCTGTGAAATTAGTTTTTGCGTGCGACCCTCTAGCTACAGAGTCGCCAATCGTTCCAATTGATTTGATGTTTCTTATACTTGATTGACTAGTAAAGTCGTACATGATCGTACCATTAGCAGTTGTAACTGTTTTAGTATTCATCTTATCGACTTTAGCGTTTATTTTTTCATTCTGCTTAACCAATTCATTATTTATAGATAAACTTGCGTTAACTTTTGCGTTTAATGCTTTTAGTTCTTTAGATGGGTCGGATTTTGTAGATTTTACGCTTTTAACATAATTTGCAGCATCATGAACTGCTTTGTTATAACGATTACGCCTTGTAAAGTCTCCTAATACTACATCTTGCTTAGTGATATTATTGTACGCATCTCTATGTGTAGTGATTTCGACTATTCTCACTAAGTCGTTATATCCTATGGCAGAATCCACCACTCTAACAACATCACCTATTTTAGGGTTAGCTTCTGGGAAATGTTCACGTAACGCTACAAAGTCTAAGGAAATAGAAGCAGTGACACTTTTCTTTATCAATAACTCCATTGCTTTTTTTAAACTATCTTCTTTTTTAATACGTCCATCAACAAGCGGTGGCGCTTCTCTTTTACCTATCAATTGTGCTAATGGATGAGTGAATTCAATTTGTAGTCCCGCTTCTGCAAAAGTCTGTTGTCCATCAAAATCACCATAACCTTTAATAAAGGTATAACATTTAGATGCATCTTCTTGTATTTTGACGTTATCAGCATTCACACCAGCTTTAATGTAATAATTGGCAAACTTAGATAATTCATCATACAAATGAAACGTTTTAGTCTTTGCATCGTATTCATATTCGAGATGATAACGCTCAAGTCCTTTTTTAAAGATTTCTAATCGTGTATCTCCTTTGCCTAATCCCTCGAATTTAGATGCATCTACTTTTGGATGTAATACATACTTATAACCCGTTCCTTTAAAGACAGTATTGAAGAACTCAACGCCTGTAAAACTTTCGTTATACTCTTGGTAAATCCTAGAATTGTTAAGGTCATCAAGTTCTTTTTGCCTAGCTTTGATATCAAGCCTTATTTTTTCGCCAATAGTAGACTTATCAAGTATGACAATTACATATTCGTTGAAATCATCTTCACCTTCAACATGAGTGATCGTCCACATTTTAGTTATAGCACCTATTGCGTCAAACGTACTCGCGTTCTCGATAATAGTTAGATCCAAAGAACTATCTTCATTTAGCTTTTTACTTACCTTTGTACTAACATTAATAGCGTGCCCTACACCCTGTAGACTTTTTAATAAAATTGGCATAGGCTACTCCTTATCTAAAATATAATTTGTGTCTAAATGTAATTTGTTTCATTACTTTATTAGACTTGAATCGATTCCAGCCTGGATATAAAACCGGTTGTTCTAAAGTTTTATTAAAAGAATCTATATTTAAATAACCTCTATAGGTATGTTTACCGTCGAAGATTATTTTATCTCCGGCTTTTAAATCAACTTCCTTAATAACTGAGATATTTCCTTTATCTGTATAGAAAGTGAATCCATCCTTATCATTAGCTTTAACATCTTCAGCTAACTCTATTTCAACAACATTAAACTGATTAAACTGTGTTAAAGGAACATCACCGTTATAATAAACTTCTCCTGAGTTAGTGTTGTAAAATGTCATTTGACGCCTCTTATCACCTTCGTTTGTAGGCAATCTATCAGGTACCGACCATTTTTCAGGGTCGTTATTACTTTCAAGATCAGTACTATAACCGACACTTTCAAAGTATGGTAGTTCGGTTGTTTCAAACGACAAAGAAAATTCCCCTGATGTTTGTGTTGTGTCAAAAGAAACTTCACTTACTAGTCCTACAAAAAGTTGTCGTCCATCAACATAATCAAGCTCAAATGCTTGTTTGTCTTTTGGTATATCTAATATATGCTCATACTTAATTGAATTGTCTGGTGTAGCTAATTCCCTTAAATAAAAACGTCCAGCAAATAGTGCTTGGACGTCTGACTTTAAATGTGAAGCATAAGCAATTTTAGGTACTTTATACCTTATCTTAATCTCTACTTTTTTAAGTTCTTCTTTAGCGTAATTATGAAATCTACCATCAATACCCTCTATATCAGAATAGTTACGATGATATCCTGCGCCTGTAACGTTATATTCAACTACTTCCAAGTGATTATAAGTGAAAGGATTGTCACTGACGCGATACTGTGAACCATTCCTTATTACTTCTATATCGTGCGCTATCAACTAACAAACCTCCCTTATAATAAGTTGAAACTTCCGTCTATAGCGTTCATGTCATCAATGCGTGATTTAATTAAATCAAGGTCGCCCTCATTTCTAATCGTTACATTCACAATAGGTCTATTATTTTCTTTTAAGCTATGTTGAACATCGCTAGTCATGTGTCTGTCTATAGAAGTACTTACAGGATTTACTATACTATCTGTCAAAGTAGAGGATAGCTCTTTATTAAAGGCACTGCCAAAGTCTGTAGCAATTACTTTTGCTTGTGATACCGCTAAACCTTTACCTAAGCTACTACCTCCACCGTGTCCACTTACGAATGAAGTTACAGAGTCCCAAGCTGATGAAATCGCATCGCCTACCGCGCTGACTACTTTGTGCGCAGCATTGGCTACACCCTCAGCTACTTTGCCGATTAATTCCGCTCCGGCATTTAAGAAATCACTGAAGAAACTTTTAATCTTACCAAGTGCATCACTCATACCGTCACCTACATTTGAGACAACTCTTTTAAACCCATCAGCTACTTTACTCGCGAAACTTGTAACTGTATTCCAAATGTTAGAAACCCATTCAGAACCTTTTGTGATAATAAAGTTTAATGCTTGTCCCATTTTTTCAGCCACACTCCAAGCAACACGACTGAACCAACTTGTAACAGTGTTCCAAATACTGCTAACAAAATTAGTGATTGTACTCCATATCTGTGACCAACTTGTACCAAACATTGAAAGCGTTCGATTCATTACGCCAGTTAAAAAGCCGATAATTGACTCCCAAACTGATTGCATGTATTGCCAAATCGTATCAAGTACATTGGTAACCGTAGTTTTAATAGTCTCCCAAGCACCTGAGAAGTCGCCAGTAAGCAACTGAATTAAAGCAGTGAATAAACCCACTATGATTTGGACAGCTACGGATATCACTGTTCCTATGGCTTGGAACGCAATTGTAATTAACGTCCACAAACCTTGTATGATATTCATAACATTTGTAATAATGCCTATTACCAAAACACCTAAAACTTGCATGAATACTTGTCCTAATACTTGTAATATAGGCATGATTGGCTGTAATGTTGATTGAATTTTGCCCCACAATTGAGTTAACCAATCTACTACACCTTGAATCGCACCGGAAACTGCTGTTTTAATACCGTTCCAAGCTTCTGTTATTGTTTTTCTGAAATTCTCGTTTGTTTTCCATAAATAAACAAGAATACCAATGAATACACCAATGACTGCAACTACTGCTAATATTGGCCAAGAAATACTTGTGAAAGCACCAGTCAATAAACCGAACGCTTTACTTACCACCCCAGTTATTCTAGTTAAATCCAGTATTCTTTTGACAACATTCAATAAAGTCATACTAAACACATTACTTAACACACTGCTAACAGCTGCGATCGGAGCCATTAAAGCCCAAAATACGCCACCTAAAATACCGATAACACCGATAATTTGAGCGACTGCTGGGTGTGCTTCGAATAGTTTGGCGATAAATCCAGCTAAATTAGTAATGAAATCTAGTAATTTACTAGCTATAGGAGCCATTGCAGTACCAAATGCCACTAACGCTTTTACGATATTACCGATTAACTGCATAATAGTAGGACCATTCTCTTGAACGTAACTGATAAAGTCTTTAAATCCTTGTGATTGTCCTACTTGTTCTGACCATGCTCTAAATTGAGAAGTTAATTTAACTAACCAGTCAAAAATGTTAGAACTGTTTTGAGCAAAAGCAATCATTAAATTACCAATACCAGCGAACACATTGCCAAATATCTGACCAATCTTAGGTAAGTTAGTGGTAGTGTAGTCAATAAACGCTTTAATAGCATTCTGACCAGCCACACTATTAGCCCAATTTTGGAAAGCTATGGACATGTTCTGTAGTCCTTGAGACACAAATTTGAACAACGGCATTAATTGAGTGAAAATGTTAATTAATCCGTCGCCAAATCTTCCTGCAGCGTTCAATAAATCTCCGAAGATTGCGCCACCTATGCTATTCAATGCTTCAAATGCTTTCTTAGTTGTTTCAGAATGTTTAACCCAATCCTCAAACTTTCGTGCGTTTGCTTCAACCAGCATAGATACTTCAGATAAGAATGGTTTTAATTGAGACATCGCACTTGTAACACCTCTGATACCTGCTGACATCGCATTAAAGATACTTGCTTGATTCTCTTTAACAATATCACGCCATGTAGTTTTTAACTGATCGCTCGCATCTCTAAAGTTTTGAACTTCTTTTGTTACTGCCAATGTTCCATCTTCAACCATTTTAAGAGCGCTAATAGCCATTGCACCAAAGCCAACAACTCCAAGACCTGCGACAGAGAATGCGCCAACTAAACCTAAAACGCCACCACCTAATACACCAACCGCATTAAGTACTGCCATTATTGCAGGTACTAATCCGGCAATCACTGGTATCAATGCTTGTATACTAGCAATCATTAAGCCTTTAACTTGTTGTGCAAAAATTGTACCAAATGTACGAATTTTAGTAGCTAGCGCGTCCATTTTCTCACTATAATCAGTTAAGGACTGATTCAGTGCCTTAGTTAAAATTTGGGTTTTTGTCATACCTCTCGTATCGAAATTAACTTTTATTGTTTTGTTGTGTAACGTGGCCAACATCGTTTTTGCACTAGCAATTGCACGTTTTAACGGTGAATTATTACCATCTATTTTAACGTTATGTTCACGCCACTTTTGCGCCATAGCTTTAGCACGTTGCATAGCTCTTTGGAATTTTGATATATCCGCCTTTACGTCTGTTTCGATATTATTGGGAACAGATGTTTTCGCTAATCGCTGAGCTTTTCTCACGTTGTTTTGAAAGTCTCTAATATTGGCCATAATCTTTGCCATAAAATGAGTATCCAAAAGCTAACCTCCTTTCGATTCAAGGAATTTTCTTGTACCTTCTTTGAAGAGTTCACGTCTTCTTTTTTCTTCTTCTAATCTAACTTTTTGTACACGAGCATAGCTACCAGGTTCTCTTATTTCGTAACGTTGTTTCTCAATGTCACGAATCATACTAGTTAGCCTCTTAGAAGCTTGTACTAAGCCGTTAGCTTGCGCTTGTTCAATTAATAATTGTCTTTGATCTAGGTACCTATCCTGACCACCAATAAGCCAATCACGCCATTCAGCAGGTGTTAGTGCTAACAATTCATGTTCAGGGATATATCCTAAATATCTAGCTGTCAGTTGCCTTATTTTTGAGTAATCGTGTAAGGTTCTGCGCCCATGATTTCCTTGTAATTCTCTTTCATCATTTCTATGCCTGCTTTCGTCATTTCTTTGTCCTCGCTTTTGGCCATATTCGGTGCTTTGTTCAATGTCATCCAGTACGAGCGACTCTCCCTCTTGAAAAAACCACTATTGTTAAGTTTGTCCAAAGCCCCTTGTAATAACGGTAAAGTATCCTCGTTTTCAGTGATGAAATCATCAATTGCTTTTTCTAATTGTTCTCGAGTTGGTGGGTTTTTTAAATAAGCAGTAGCACATTCCCAAAATTGTAAAATCGCTTTGTTTCTAGATTCTAGCAAACCGTTAAAGATAACATTGAATCCTGGCATTGCTCCTTTTCTCCCATCTTCGCTATCTTCTGAGAATTTTTCAGCTTTTCGGTCAAATGCAAATGTTACTTTTGCTTCTACTTCGTAATCTTTTTCTCCGTCATTAATTTTTAATGTTGTAATTGGATTAAATTCAGTCAAAATATATACCTCTTTTCAATTTTTTTATAAAAAAATAGGGAGCTTACGCCCCCTTGATCTATTCGTTTACATAGAATGGTCTTCCGTGCGTGAATCAGATACAACACTAGCTTTCTTTTGATTCTCGAATGTTCCGACTTTTTCGCCGAATTTTTCGTATTCAACTGTAGGCGCACCTGCAGCTTCAAACCACTCTTTCGGCAAGTTATCTTCAGCACCTTCTGCTGTATTCCATTTAACTTTTAATGATAGTTCGATTTTGTCACTTTCATCATCAAACGACATTTCAAATGATTCTGGAACAACATAACCAAACATTCCGTGATGTTTACCGTCTGCACGTTTATTACGCTCATAAAGCCATATACGCAACTGTCCACCTGTTTGTACAGCGTGTTTCACTGCTTCAATTCCTTTATCTCCAGGCACATTACCAATTGTTAATTTAAATGATTCTGACATTGCATTGGGGGAATAGTCCGTTTTACCGCCTCGTACTATTTCAGCTAAATCATTTTCAATCGTATGTCCACCTTCTTGCAAGTCAGCTAATAATAAAGATTCTACTGGATCTAAGTCAGTTTCAGCTGGACGTACAACTGCTAAATAGTTTTTTTGCGCCATTTAATACACTCCTTCGTTTTTCTTTTTATGTCTGTACTTAAATAAAAGCCGTATCGTGCCATGCTTAGTAAACCTGTCTATATCAGGGAATACTGCTTGACTATCGATACAGCTATATTGGAATTCGTAATTTTCTATCTCTATAGTCCTGTTTAGCACATAGCCTATTGCGCTTAAAATGAGCTTAGCCTCGTATTGTGTAGCGAACTGTGAATACACATGTATGACAATACCAACTGTTTCTCTCATTGTTGCACTAGATTCGTTGTTAGTGACGTTTGATTCACCCACAACAATATATGGGTAAACAGCGTCATCTTGAACAACGTCAAAGACCCTATCACCAACTATTTTGTTAATGTTAGGGTCTGAGATTAATCTTTTATATATTTGATTTGTAAGTTCAGGTTCAACTGATACCCACATATTTAACCACCTCTATGAAAAATACTGCTCGAATGTCTTGCGTCCTGCGTCAATTGCAGGGTTCCAAAACGGCTGTGGCGCTTGTCCTTTAGTAGTATGCCATTTACCGTTAGCGTCTTTATAACTCCACGGTATCTTTTTAGCGCGACTACCTTTAGTGGCATAAATACCTGTGCCGTACTCAACATAAACACTATATTCTGCACCTACATTGATAACTCCTGTTAGACCGTTGTTCTCAAACCGAAAGTCTATACTTTCTTTCAAAAATCCTAAGTCAGCAGGAGCTAATGCTACAGCAGTGTTATATATCTTCATCGTTGTTTTAGCGATACCTTTTTTAACCCACTCTTCTATTTTCTTATCGAACTTATCCAATTCAACAACCATGCTATCAGCACCGTACTTAACTTTTGCCATATGGCACCTGCTTAAGTCGTAGTAACTTAATTTCATGTTGTCCGCCCTGATCTACAGAATCACCTTCAATACTAAAGATTCTACCCTCATACTCAAATAAATTGTTTTTAGATATTGGCAAGTCATAAGGTACATATAGGTTTCTGTCATATTCTTGTGACATTTGATGAAATTTTAGTTGTTCAGATGTAGTAGGCGTATCCATAAATCCTTTAATTGTTTTATCGCTTACAAAGCGCTCTTGTATAATTGGATACTCTCCTACTTTTTTGATACTTCCAATAGAAATAGTGTGAGGGAATTCGTCGTATGGGTTAAACACAAACAACACCTCTACCTTATTGGTTTAAACGGATGAAACTTTGCTCGTTTATACCTGTTTAATACTCCACTAATGTAATCAGGGACACCATCGTTATAAGTGTACGACACTGTCCCCATACTTCTTGACTTTAAATTCTTTTTAACTTCAGGTCGTTGATAATACTCTAGGACGTCTGCGACATACTTTTTGATTGAGTAAGGATAAATGACTTGACCATCTTTCATAAAATCATTGTTTGTTATATCCCTAACATCTTCTAGTATTCCGTCAACTTCCATCTTAAATATTTCTTCTTCATCACTTTTAACTTCCACTCCATTTTTCTTGAGTAAAAGTTTAACATCTTCATAAAGAGTCATTTTTATCACTCGCTTTTATCAGACGTAGTACGGCGTGATTTAACCTCTTTGTAACCGACAAGACTGTAATAAGAGTCAAATGCCTTCTTTGTAACAGTAATAGTCATATTGTCTTTTTTTACCTTAATCTCTTCTGCAGGATTAGCCATCATATCTCCTCCTATTCAGTTGGTTTAAGCGTTGCGAACGCTTCTGGTTTAACGTTCATGTATGCAATATGCATCGTCGCACGTAAAGCGAACATATCACGTTCAAATAATGATACTGGTTGGCCAGAAGCATCTGATGCTTGTAACGTCGTTAACGTGGCATCTTCAGAAATTGCATACTCAATACCTTGTAAGATACCGTAACGTGCGTAATCCCAATCACCCATTAGTGCTAACGATTTCTTTTTGTCGTATACATCCGCTCCAGTATAAGATAGTGGTAATCCCATAATCTCGTTCCCGTTAGCATCAAATAATGGTCTGTCATTAGCATCTAAAGCATTACGCATTTTACTTCTGAATGAACGTGTAGTTAATACTCCGTTTGGATCTAACTCTTCATCTTCAATAGTAGCCATTAATGCCGAAAGGTCTACGTATAAATTATTAGTATCTGTAACAACGTTACCTTTCTCTTCTGCGCCTTCAACAAGCGGTTTACCACTAGTTGAAGTGTTGTAAGGTGATTTAGTACCAAAGATAACAGCTTGGTCAAACGCTTTGTAAAACGCCTCTGCAATTAGTGGTTTAACCTCATTAAAGAAATCTTTTGCAGTCCATTTAAGAAACTCTTTTGATAACGGAATAATTACACCAATTTTCTTAGCTTCCATTTCTGCTTGTGCATATTCAGGCTTAGAAGTTTGAATACGTTCCGTTTCTGATACCCAGTAGGCGCCTACACCTTTTGCTAAGTAAGTAAATTTTTTCTTTTGTGCTGTCATTGGCTCATTTTTAGCTAATTTCATAATTGCTGAATTAGCCATAATGTCTTTCATGATTAAAGTACCTTGTTCTGCTGGAATAACGCCGTTTTTAAAATCCGATAAAATAACATTGCCTGGCGTGTATGTTGGAGTTGCCATATTTTATTACCTCACTTTATTTTCTAATATTGATTTCTTTCGCCATTTCTTCAATGGACTTTACATTTGAAGGGTCTAAATCTTGATTTCGTGATTCTTTAACATCTCTTCCACTCGATTTAAATTTAGACTCAACACCTTTTTGAACATACTTGTCAAAGGTTTCTTTTAAAGCTTTTAAGTTTTGCTCAGTATCTTCATCAGAATCGCCTAAAAATCTATCAACTAAGGATGTTGGTAAATTTAGTTCCTGCGCTTTACCTAGTGCGTTACTTCTTAACTTCTCACGTTTTGCCTCTGCGTCGCGTTTTTCTAACTCTTGTTCAAGAGCACTAATACGTTTTTGTTCTTCTGATTGCTCAGGATTACGCTTCCGTACTTCTTGTTCGATTAGATCCTCAAGATTTTTCTCTTTCCATGATTCTAATCCTTTCGAATGATAACGATCTAATTCAGGTTGAATGAATCGTTTACCTTCTTCTGTATCTAAAAAGCCTTTAACGTCATCAACAGACACCGTCTTAAGTCCGTTTAGATAATCTTTTACTTCTTTATCGTCTTTGTGTTCTTCAAAAAAAGACTTAACTTCTTCGATATTCATATATCAAAACTCCTTTTTGCCCTTCGCGTACCCTAACAGTCCGAAAAGTGCATAATAAAAAGCAGTTTAACGACATGCTAAGGTCGATAGGTGCATTATTTCTTTTTCCTCTTGTGTTTTTCCCACTCACGATAATTCATGAATGGTATAACTTCATTTTCACTATTATCATTACGCACTCTCATCACAGTGGGTAATTCATCCTCATCAATGTAATAAAGTAATTTACAACGACAGTTGATATTTTCTTTCGCACTGTTAACACCGATAAATAGCTTTGGCGCTTGTCCAACGCACCCACTTGATTGAAAGTTTTGGTCTATTTCTACAGATTCACCATCTAAATGGCGATGAGTATCGCGTGTACGTGTATCTTTGGTAGCATGCCAACGTTTCTTCATCTTCAAACCGTTATCTTTAGCAACCATTGCGCTATCAAGTCCAGCTTGTGACATTGCTCTGCCTGCTTCTGTACGAGCCACACGCAATGATTGAGCTTTAGACATGCCGATATCATCGCGTATTGCTTTTGCTATCTTAGAGTAACCCTCTCCACTCATAATACCTTGTGTAATGTGCATACGTATCTTTTTCAATACTTCATCACGATGTTTTTGTAGTGTTGGCATTAAACGAATGAACTCAATAGGTTGTTCAATAGCTGATTTGATTACCTCTTTACTCGGAACATCAAACTGCATAGATGTTTGACTCGCCATTTCATATAAATAAAGGCTCATAAGGAATTTTTCTATATAAGCATCTTCTTGTGACTTCTGAATCATCTTAGCTACTTGCCTATAGTCATCAGTCAACATTGTACCTATACGAGTTAACTCCTTATTGAGCCTGTTGTATTTATTGAATTCAGTCCATGTAACATACACATCATCATTTTGATATTTCTCAAACATATCTGCGATGATTTGTTTTATCTCTTTAAGTCGATTAGCAAATAGTTGTTCTATTGGTTTTTCTGCTTTAGAGATTAAACCCTCGATATACTCATCAATATCATTCTGATTGGTTATTTTGGGATTTGTCATTTGCGTCACCTTCATCTATGTCAGGTAATTTGTCATTAAATTCAAGACTTTCTTTTTCCATTTCGTCTAATTCGTAATCAACATCATCAACTAGTTGTGATTGTCCTAACCTTGTTCGTTCTGAAACTTGTCCCTTCAGGTTAATTAGCACTTGTGATTCTTCTAACTTATTAACTGGAATGTTACGAGTGAACTTAAATATCAGGTTTAAATAACTATCATCATCCAAGTTGTACCCTTTACGCTTTAATGCAGATAAAATAACTTTGAATTGATACCTCAACATAGCTGTCATCTTACGCTCAAACGTCATACACTTGTTCTCTAAAGCCATAAGTTTAAGTTTCATTCCAATGATAGGTACATTTCCGTTAAACTCGTCAGAATTAAAGTTTACTGACTTTGCAAAACGCATGATATTCTTTTCGATTCGATCTAAATGGTTCTCAATCATTGTGTCATTTACATCTTTTGTTAAGTATTTAACGTCCATATCTTTGTCGAACAACTCAAATGCGCCACTCTTTTGTGTTTCTTGAATCATTTCTTCACTCATACCCATACCGCGTAACACAAGGTATGCTAAACGTGTCTGACTAATCTCACTTGATGCATCGCTCATTGTTAAATCATATGCGTCAATTAAGTGAATAACCTTTTCAGCATCTCCTATCATCTCTTTGTTGTTAGGTACACCAAACAATGGATTGTAATCAAATAAATGTTCATATCGTCCAACTTCTTGCAAAGCGTCAATACCTTCTCCTCGAAATACATAATAATAAGCATTATCGTAAAACTCTGCGTACACATAATCAGTGCCATTATCATCATCTTTTTCATAAAAGTAGCGCAATGAGTATGTAGGTTCTAAAATATTGTCGCCAACAAAAATAACATTATAGGGATCTATATTCTTAATCCTAATATCACCATTCGTATCAATATATGCTAACCTAGCACCATATCCGCAAATTGCTGCCATTTTACCTATTTCAGAATCCTCATCATCAACACTATTTCTAATGGCAAAGTTGGTTATAAACTTTTTCAACTTTTCGTTTTTTTCTGCGTTTTCATCTAAATCATAAGTAACAGGAACACCATGTAAATAACCAACACGTGTATCAACAATTTCGCTGTCAAAAGAGTTGTTAAGTTTGTTATTAACAGACACGTCTAATCGCCTTACATTTCCACCAGTTTCAAAATCTTCTTTTTCTTCAATTGGTCGACGTTTGAATATTGGTACATAGTCAATATGTGTCTTGTATCTATTATAGAGATTAACCATTCTCTCTCTATCGTCTTTATGTGACTCTATTAGAGCCTCAATATGCTTAGGCAATATTCCTTGTGCTTCAATATCATCTATTAACTTATACAATGTCATTTCCCCCTCCTTAATCGTTCAGGTTTAGTATGTGTGTATATGGCATATCTTAACGAGTCCAACACGTCATCAAATTCTTTTATAGGCTCTCCGTTTGTAGGGTGCCAAACATATTTAAATACCTCTTGCTTAAACCTATCCATATTATCATAAAGAACAAGTAACTTGTTTTGTTTGAACAACTTAGCAACTTCCTCTACACCCGATAGTTTACTTTTATCAGCGTTAATTGCACGTAATCTATGTCTTCTAAATTCAGTGATGTATTCAGGTCGTGCAGTATCGCAGTAAAAATTAATATTGCCATATCTACTTACAATATCTTTTGCAATAACCACCCAATCATCAATAAACTTAAATTGGTGTGCGTGCTCCTCAATAAAATAAAAGTTACCATCTATACCTCGTCCTATTAACACAATAGATCCATAGTGCTCGTAACCCCAGTCGACACCAGCAAAGTATTCTTTGATAGGTATGTCGTCCAGTTCATCTGCTTTAATCGTATTCTCATTCAAATCAAAGTCGGCATATACTACACCGTCACCAGACACCCACATACCGTTGATATTACGTTCATAGAACATACCTGATGGTGTTGAAGCCTTAATAGACTCTTTATATCTATCATTAAGAAAGTTATTGTCATCGAGCTTAAATTGGTGACTCAGTATACCTGCTTTAGGATCTGTATTTTCAATATAATCTTTCAACAACCAATGCTCGGGATGGTCAGGGTTGGTATCTACCAATATTCTTGCACCAGTTCCACTACAACGTGACTTAATCTCGTCAAACACCTCTTCATGCGCTAACGACGCTTCATTGATATATGCACCAAACGATGTCATACCACGTATAGCTCCTATACCACTTACTTTACTGTGACCTGTCTGAACCACTTGAACGCCAAATAACATGAATGAATTATATTTATCAAAATTAAACTCAATGCCATATTTGTTAGTTAACTCTATTAGTACGTTTTTTTGAATCGTACCTAATGTTGCACCAGCAAGTATATATTGAGGTGTCTCAATTCCTTCTTCGTCTGCTATCTTTCGCACACGCATTAACTCACGTAAAAATAAGTCATTGTTTAATATTGTTTTACCTGTACGCTTTGCTCCGTGATTAATTAACATAAACCAATCTTGTTTTTGCGTTTGCTTCAATATTTCAATTTGTTTGTCCGTATATAAAGATTTAAGTTTATTCATTGACGATCACTTCCGTTATTGCGTCGTGAAGTTGTTTGATTTTATCTTCTGTTCCACTGTCACCTTTATCTATTTGTTCAATCTTCTTCTCAAGCATCTTAATTTCAGTTTCTATTTTCTTGTTAGCTAAAACTTCGTTACCTAACGTCATTCTATTCATACCATCTAAACTAGCGAGGAATGCATCAGCTGTCGCTTTCTTTACTCCCTCTATTTCAATGTCATTCTTAGCTACATTCTTTAACCACTCATATTCTTCAAAAGCCTTTTGGCGTGTCCATTTTGATTGTTCAGCTGCTTCTTGACGCAATTCTTCATACCTATCTAAAACCGCACTATTCTTACTCAACTCAAAAGCTCGACTATCTATATAATTATCACTTTTGCCTTTAGTCGAATAGCCTGCGTCAATATAAGCTTTGCGTTGGCTCTTGCCCTCGATGAGTCCTAATACAAACTTTTCTTGCTTCGGTGTTAATTTAATCAATTGTTTTCACTGTATCACACGCCTTTACGTTAATTACTCTAGTTATTTAAATATAAAAATGCTCCTACATCTTGTGCAGGAGCTACGTTCAATAAATGTGAAAGGAGGAAAATAGTTATGACTCAAATTGCAAGAATTAAACTACCCACCATATAGGCAGGTAGTAAGTGATTAATAGCGTAACATATCAACTTTACATGTTTGTCACTTCTCAATCACATCGATGAGAACATCTAATGTGGCTATTACCCCACGTCTTAAGATAATTCTTACAATATCATAATATCTCGTTTTAGGTGTCAAAAACTGTCATTTTACTGTCAATTTTAGTATTCCCCTAATTCTTCGGCTAGTTTAGAGACTATTTTCTTCTTGATTCTATGCGCTGTACTTTCAGAGATGTGTATGTCATAACAAACCACAATTAAAGTCTTTTTATTAAAATAATACTCTTGAATGAATTCCCGTTCTTTCCTACTTGATGTGTTAATTATACGTTCAATCGCACTCTTAAACTCAAGAATTTTACCTCTTCGTATACTACAAAGATAATTAGTTACTGCCATTTCTGTTTTCGATGTATTAGACGGTACAAACTCCCCGCCTATATTTGTATCTGTTGGAATCCATGGTGTCATTATTTCACTTCTTAAATCTTCGAGTTGCTTATGATAATTAGGATAATCACACAACTCATCTTCTAACTTTCGAACTGTTGATAATTTTAATCCGTATTTCTTTTTAGTCATGAATACCCTCCGTACAAATATGTTTAATCTTCAAAGTGTCTCAATCTACTTCTTAATATCTCTATCTCTCGCTCTTTAACTTTCACATCGCCTTTTAACTGTTCAGCTTGCAACATTACACCAAACAATAAGATGACTAGTAATATAATTGCTATGATGAACCACATCATCTATTCAATCACCTCTAAATTCGGCTTATATTTTAATACACGACCACTCAGAAATTCAGCATCTATTTTAGCTAAAAATAAATTGTCATATGATTTAGCTTCAAAAACATTGCTAGTTGTAGTAAGTGTTATCATTTTCGAAAATGCTCCTGTATATTCTTCTTGTAAATACACACCATCATATAACTCAACAATATATTCGATTGGTCTGTTTTCTTTCTTATAATTTTCAAATAATTTTTCATTCCTTTTTATGTCATGCTTTAATTCATCAATCTTCTCCCTCACTTCAATTTTGTCTGTATATATTACATAAAGTAATGTAATTAATATAAGGATACCGATAGCAACTATTTCCCACATCATCTACTCTGACACCTCCGCCCTCATCAAATCAGACTGATCACTAAACTTTGCGAAGTCACTCGGCACCTCTACATCATCATTAGCCGTCATCATAATATATACTTGCTCCGTTACATACTTACCTAGCTCATACATTGCTAGTAAGAATATTAGTCTTAATATTTGTTTAATCATCATTGTCATCTCCTGTATCAATCAAAAAAAGTACCTGTCTCAACATACTCTTTAACTGTTGTTCATTTAGACTGGCTAACATAGGGCTGTAAAATTCACTATCTTCATCTTTAACAGTTTTAATAAAACAGCCTTCAATCTCAGCTTTTTCTTCTGGCGTTCCATTTTTATACGTCTTAAATACCTCGGTGTGCTTTTCTGGTAATTTCATTTTAGGTGTATTAAACATTATTATCTCCCCTCTTTAATGATTTTATTTCTTTTCGAACAAAGAACCTAATACTTCTTCACTAGGTCTTTCGAATAAGGTCACTTTAGAATTATTAGTGTAGTAAACAATAGGTGTATTTTGTGACTCATATTTCTCTTTCGCTTCTTCTTTACTCTCCGCCTCAACAACTGTAAACGTCTGATTATCTCTAGCCACAGTAAAATGTTCGTGTGGTAGTCCTGTTGAATCTTTGAATGTTGTGACTAAGTATTGTGTCATTCCTCATAGCTCCCTTGAACTTGTTTGAGCTTACTCATAAAAAACATTACTAAAAATGCTATTAAGATATGCGTCTTTTGATGTTTATAAGCAAATGTAGATATCATAAAGATAGTAGCAAGCATTAACATTTCATATATGTTTGTGTGTATAGTCTTTTTACTCTTAAGAAAAATAATTGCTATGCGATAAAAGAGATAAACGCCAAACCCTATTAAAAATATTTCTAACATGTCGCTCACTTCCCCAAAACCTCCTTGACTCGATCTAAGATGTCTTTATACTCCGCTACTTCCGAAGCCTTTTGCTCCACGTTCTGAAACACACTCGAATTCCTCCACTTGCTTTAGTTCAGGTGTCCATATAGGCACGATAACCAATTGAGCTAGTTTGTCGCCTTCGTTGATTTGATAAGTTCCATATTGTCTTATGGCGTCACTCAAATCGATTTCTCCTTTAATATCAAAAACACCTGGTGTGATATAACCATTCGATGCAATAGCGTCATTCTTGATATTAATCCCTAAATTGCCGTGATATCCCGCGTCTATCTTGCCTGTTTCAATCACTAAATGCGTTTTACTACTTACACCACTACGGCTAGTTAATAGTCCGACATAGCCCTCTGGTATGCTTACAGCTACATCTGTTTTGATCACTGCCTTTTCTTGTGGCTCAAGTACGACAGTTTCAGCTGAGAATATGTCATAACCTGCATCCGTCTTATGATTTCGTTCGGGCATTCTAGCATTTTCTGATAATAGTTTTACTTGTAATGTGTTAGTCATTTTCCTGTGCCTCCTCATATTTATAGACAACTTGACCCGTCATAATCCCTACTGCTTCATCAAGTTCAATACCTTCTTTAACTGAATGTTGAATAGCATTTGTCATTCCCTCAAGTA